GGCTCGGGGAACATCGCAGCAAGCGGGGCGCGGAAGTGCCGCCAGGACAAGTCGGTGGTGGAGTGGTACGGCCTGCGTAACGGGGCGTTGCGGAATACCTTGCTGTCCTCGCTCTGAACAATCTCGTCCGGCTCACCGTGGAGGTTCCCGTACAAGCTGCGCCACTGCGGCGGGTTGGCCGGGGTAACGGCAGCGAACCGCTCGAGCGTCTCCCGCATCCGATGACGGTTGATCGGCATCGGCACATGCAGCTCGTAGCTCAGCGGCGCGTCGTAGCCGAGCGCTTGCAGGCATACCTGGGTTGTGAGTAGCGAGTCTTTCCACCACGACGCGCCGTTGGTGGACACTCGCAGCCGGGGCAGCGCGAGATGCGCGGCCAGGGTTCCTCGATAGCACAGCTGAATCTTCTCGACGGGCTGGGTGATGAAGAAGTCATCGTTCATCACGATGACCTCGTCGGATACGCCAGAATGCGAGCACGCGGCCTGGATGTTCTGGTAGACGTTCGTCCTGGGACTCTTGGACAGATTGCCCTCGATGAACTCCACACCGGTCAGCCAGCCGGGCAGGTGACCGACGACCCAGATCGTGCCGTGGTTCGGGCAGCTAGCCTCCAGCGAACGAAGGCTGTAGCGGAGTTCCTCGTTGGTCTCCCCCGGCCTGACCGGGTAGATGATGTCCAACATCGTGCTTCGCAGCCGTGTCACTTCGCACGGATTGCCGCCAGCACCGCGGCCTTGTTGGGCAGCTTGGCGGCGTCGGCAATACCGAGGGTAGCGGCGTAATCGTTGAGCGCTCCGCGAGACCAGTCAGCGTCCGGCAGCCCGTCGTCGTAGCTCGGGTTCTCCACAACCACCACAACGGGATCAGCCGGAGAGTCGATCAGACCGACCTCGCGAGCGTTACCCTCGGGCACCCGATACATGCGACGCGGCCCGGTACGAGTCAGCGTCTCGATAACCGCGGGGCCGTAGTTGTCGACCAGTTTCTTGATACCCGGCCCACGCTTGGTCGGGTCAATAAAGTCGATGGTGGCAAAGCCGTCCTCGACAGTTGTCTCGATTCCCTCGGGCATGGGTTTCTCCTGGCTAGGTAATCTGAACTGCGGCTATCACTCGCTCGTATCCCACAACCACCGACCGCTCGGCGATGGCGGCGTACAGGTTCTCCTGCTGAGCAATGGCCGGGCGCACCTGCACGGCGTCCCGCCACCCGAAGACCGGGGAGGTAGCGACGAGGATGTCGTCCAGGCCATCGACATATCCACCGCCGAAGATCCAGCGATGGCCGAGGGTGGTACGCAGCGCCCCGCCGGAGGACTTGATCTGGTCGGGATCGAGACTGGCGACCCCAGCCGAGGCATGGATCACGCCGACGGTGTTGGTCTTGGCAAGCTCGCCCTCAAGGTAGGCGACGGCGGCTGCAACGGAGGCCCGGACTGCGGGGGCTCCGGCGTCGGCTAACAGCTGAGCGGCAAAGGCGGTTTCGACGGCGGTCTGTTCTTCCAGCCGGAGAACCTGCTGAACGCGGGTGTTGACCTCGGCTTGGCTCGGAGCGGTCAGGTCGCATTCGTCGTAGGTCCAGACCGTGATCGGGGCGAACGGGTCGGGGTCCATGTCGGGACGGACGCCGGACTTGAGACTCTCCGACCCGCTCTCCGGCAGCGAGCACCACGGCTCGTCGCCCCACACGCCGAAGGCATCAGCGCCGCCGTAATTCCACGGACGGATTTGTACACCGTCAGAGAGGAACCGAGACGGGCCGGGGTCATCGGTCCAGGTGGTGGCCGCGTACAGCCCTTGAGGCGACGGGGTAACCAACGGCGGGTCGAAGATCAGCGCTTGGATTACTGGAGTTGTCATTGCTTGCTCCCTCGGGTCATAGACGAAGGCGGACGGCGTGAGCGACCGTATCGTTGCTCACGCCATCCGCCTCCTGATCGTTACTGGCTAGACCGAGTTGCAGGCAACGGTCTGGTAGGCACCGACCGCACCCGAGACGCACAGCGGGATGGTCACCAGAATCGACTCGTTGCAACGCTTCCCGACCGCGTAGGCGTCCTCGGTGAAGAAGCGCGTATAACGGTTGACCTGCAACTGCTCCTTTGGATACATGACGCCCAATTCGATGACGTTGCTCATCGAACGGAACCACGTTCCGGCCGGGTACAGCACCACGTCGACCGTGTCCGGCCACAGCACCGTATCGAGATCGCCCGGCAGATCGGTGTCCCGAGTCTGCCAATCGCCAACGAACTGGAGGGCGATATTGCGAGCCGACAGCCAGCCTGAGATCTGGGCGTCGGACACGGCGAACACGTCGAGTCCTTCGCGCATCGCCAGGTCGGCACGGAGCACCTCGTGGAACCACGACGGCGCAATGCCCTCGATGGTCGCGGTACGAGCGAGACCCTTCTGGAGCCGCAGGTTGGTCGCCATCAGCGCGAGGCTGTTGAGGACCGATGCCGCGGAGCCGAGCACGCTCGTCGGGGGGATGATCTTCGCAGCGCCGGAACCGGACACCACGTCGAGGATCGTCCGGCGGCTGATGGCCCGCAGGTGCTCCTGAGTGAGCGACTGCATGAACCACTGGATCAGCTCGGGCCAGCCCTGAGTCTGGAGAATCCCAGCCTCGACGCAATAACCGACCGCGTTGAGGCGCAGCTCGACGAACTCGTCGGGGCACGGAATCTCGACGCAGGACTTGAACGCCGTCGGGGTACCGTCGCCGCTGTCGACCGCTTCCAGCTCGGGCTCGGTGAAGAAGAACTCGAAGCTCTCGTAGATGCTGGACAGGTCAGGCTCGACCGGCCAGCGGATACCACCGCGGTTGATGGTGATCTCCGGCAGGCTGACAAGGTCCGTGGCGTTGGGGACGTCACAGAAGTCGTAGAGCTGCTCGGACGGAGCGCACCAGCCACCGGCCGCGGTCAGCGAACCGCCGGGCAGGTTGGCTTCGTTGGTCGCCGCCTCGATGGCAGCAACGAGGGCGTGGCTGTCTTCGACCAGCGGCACGTCGCGGGTCAGGCGAGCGAGAACCTGAGTAGCGAATGAGCCGCGAGCACCGGACGGACGACGCGCTCCACGCGAGCCGGGGCGAACCGAGTCGATGGCAAGCGACAGCTCCTTGAAGCCGACACGACCACCCTTGTAGCCAGGCGCACCGGGAACCATCTCCCAGCCGGGACCAGCCGGGGTAGCGGGGACATCGACCTGCCCCACACTGGCGAAGGACACAACCTCGGTTGACGCCGTGACGAGCTCGGGCACTTCGGCGATGACGGCCTCGGCCTCGGCGACCACTTCGGTCACGTCATCCTCGGTCGCATCTTCGGTGTCCTCGACGGGGTCCTCGGGAGCGTTGGCCGCAGCGGCGCGATCGAGAAGTTCGGTCACGCTTGAGCGATGCGCCTCCTCCTCGGCCGAAGCCGTGGTGATGGCCGAGCTGATCGTGTCCACGCTGTCCAGCAGAGACCGTAGAGCCTCCACGTCGGTGCGCGACAGTTCCTCGCCCGCGGTATGGCGGGCCTGAATAACATTGATGGACCGCTGGGCCTGGGTGCGGAGCTCGTTGAGCTCGGCGACGGTGGCGGGCAGTTCATCCGGCAGAGTGAACACTTCCGAACTCGCTTTCAGTTAACGGCGAAACGCTGGTAGGTGGATCGCTCCCTGGCCCGCAGCCAACAAGAACTCTCGCTGGCTCCCGACAGTAGCGACGTGACGTGCAGACCATGCCACACCGTGAGCAGACATGAAGCGAGAAGCCGGGCACAAGCACAGCGACCTTGACGCAATGTGGGCATCTCAGCCCTGCGGTCATGTCTTGCGAACGACCTTACGAATGGTGCCGCCACCAGCCTGACGAACTTCGACCTTGGCTTCGGTGATGGACAGGAAGTCCGGCGACGTGGTGCCGTCGGGGTAGGTGACGGTGTAGCCCAGGATGGTCATGCCGGAAGCGGCGGCACGACGGCGAGCTCCGCATCCGCATCCCATCAGTGCCCTGCCAGCATGGCCGCGATCTCATCGTTCGGGGTGGGCGGGGTGGTCACCTGGGCAGCACGATCGAGTAGCGCAGAGCGATCGGCCTCCAGCTGAGCCTGCTCGCTTTCCTGTCGCGTCTCAGCCAGAGCATCCTTGACCGCCGTCTTGATGTCCTCCACGCTGAACGCCTCGATGCGAGCGCTCGGCATGTCCTCGGTGGGGCCAAGCGCCGCGACCAGAGCGATGGGACGTCCCTGCTCGTCGGAGCGACCACGCGCAGCAAAGCCGGGCGTGTTCACCGCCAGGGCAGCGACCAGCTCAAGCCCCTGACCGAAGTCCCGCCAGTCACCGGACAGCGGCGAGGAAAGCCCCTGCTCGATCTGAGCGGTGGTAGCCCACGGAGCGGCAACGCCAGAGAACCAGATCCCGTGGGCGTCCTCGCCCACGCGGACCAGAGCAAAGCACGTCCCGGTGTTGTCGTAATGGGCAGCGGCAGCGCGAGGGCTGGCTCCGCTGTGGGCGTGACCAGTACCGACGGTGAGTCTCCCGACGGGCAGCCGAGCGCCGTCGTCAAGACGCAGCGCGGGGCTGGTGTGGAAGTGGGCGTACTCGCTCCGGCTCCGCGGAGCGATCACGCACTCGGACTGGATCGACCGGTGGCACTCACCGAAGCAGGCCAAGTGGCCGTAGACCCTGCCGTCGTCACCCATGGTGGGCAACGTCGGGCCGGGAAGGTTCGGGTTGTCGAACAGCCTGTGGTCGTACACGCGGGGACGGAACTCATCGGCGGCAGCAGCAACCAAAGCGACGTCGCGCGATTCTCGGTAATGGTTCAGCTCGATCGCGGTATCGCCAAACGCGGGCGTGGCGACGAGCGTGGTACCGATCAGCTCGGCCTCCGTCATCGTCATGAAAGCCTCGACGTCGGCGTCCTCGGTAATCTCACAACCGTCAGCGTCGGTGGCAATCCACGTCGCGGCTGCCAGGTCCACGCTCGGGCGGGTCACACCGTGGGCAAGCTGATCTGCGGCTTCGTCCGCCTCGGGCGTGTTGAGCAGATAGCCCGAAGCCACCACGGTGTCCTCGCGCTGCTCAGCACTCTCGATCACACCAACTGTGTAGGCCGCGGTATGTCCGTCTGCGCCTTGTTTCATCCACATAAGGGGAAGCGGGAAAGCACGGAACGTCAGGCTGATGCCCTTCGCCAGCATCCGGCCGTCGCTAGTGGGCGTACCGATGAACGCCACCACCGAATCGGTGAAGGTACGGAACTCGCCGTTGATCATGTCGTACTCCTGTTCATCGAGCGCTGCGGTCATCACAGCATTATCAGGCGGGATGTACCCGAGCCCGGCTTGATCATCTCGGGCTCGGATGAGCCCTTGCCTACTGCGGTGGATGATCTCGTTCTTCTGAGCACTATTGCGCCGTTGCTCAGGCGGCAGGGCCTCGCCAATATCGGTCATGCCGACACGGCAACGGCAGTTGCTGATCTCCTGGCTCGGGCCAGAAGGATCGCCGGGATAGTCCAGCTTGGCACCACCCACGGTGAAGTCACCATCGACCGAGACCCGCTGACCGTCGGCGACATAGTGGGTGTCGCGGGTACGCCGATCCATGTGAGCGCACCAGACCTTGTCGAAGTCAATCCCCGAAGAAGCGGCGGCGCTTAACATGCCCTGGTTGATAATGCCAGCCGCTTGAAGACCGCTCTCGCGAGCAAGCGCCCGATGGCGCTCCCACATGCCGACGGCGGGGCGGGCGGGGCCGGGTTCGTACACGTCTGAGCCCTCGTTCAGCACCCGGTCGGCGCGAACATCAGCCTCGGTGTCCCATCGAGCTCGCTCGCGTCGAGGAAGGTGGTAGGAAATGTGCTTCGCGCCTTTAGCCAGCACACCGGTCGTGGTGGAGATAGCTGACTTGAGCCACAAGCCGAGCTCGGCGCGGAACTCACCCATGGGGATGGCGCGTCGGGTGTTGTTATTCGTCGAGCCCACAAGAAGGTCACGCACTCGACCGGGTATGGACTGGCTCACTCCGTAGGAGCCGATGAACATCTCCAGCCGCCGCTTGTTGGACACCTGATCCCACACCAGAAGCGCGGTCTGCTTGACCTGCTCGGGGTTGGTTTCCCACGCCAACGCCACCATGCGGCCCACAAGATCCCGCTTGGACATCTGACGCTTGGTCAGATCTCGGATGGGCGTGGGCCAGTTGGCTTCGACCCAACGCTTTGAGGTACGACTTCGATCCCGTGTGTTTGCGGGGGTCTGTTCAGGTATCCCTGGTCGTATCCACACGACGGAGGGGAAGCGGGGTTCCGCCTCGGGCGGGTACTCCCCGAACGCCGGACCACCACCGGTACGTTCAGCGACGTCGCGGAATACAGCCTGCTCTGAACGAACGTGGGCTAACCACGTCGGGAAGTCTGAGGTCCAGTTTGCGGACTTTCCGTCCGGCGAGATTCCGCGACTCACCGGCTCCGGGTTGAGCAGGTCCTTGTTAATCTGGGCAGCCCGCCGCTTGCGTTCCTCGGGCGTCCTGGTGTCCTGCGTCCACATATCGGACAGACCGTAGGGGTTGTCGGGCGTCCCGACAGGAACGGGTGCGCCGGTGGCGGGGTCCGTCGTCCATTGGATCTTTGGATGCTCAAGCTCCGCCCGGCGATCCTCGTCGAACTTCCGACGAGCGGCAGCAGCCTTCTCGGGCGACAGGGGAACCACATAGCCTGGATTGCCTGGAATCTCCCACGGCGGTCGATCGTCGTCGGGCGCACCGTCCGCGGTCATAGCCGGACGGGTATCGGCGAGCATATCGGCACCGAAGACATAGGCGGTCTGAGCAAAGGAGTAGCACCAGATCATCACGACGGCAGGAATGATGATGTCGCGGACCTGCTCGTCCCACGCGGCCATCGACTCCGGTCCGACCAACGCATCCAGATCGGGGGGAAGCATCGCGGACTCCCCGTCGAACTCGGGAAGAAGCTGCGGACCCAACGTCGCCAGCCACTCGGACATGGCAAGTTTGTAAGCCTATTCCAGCGCCCACTCGGCGGACTCCGTGGTTCGGTCGATAAGCTCATAGCTCGGCCACATTAGACGTCAACCACCGGTCTGGTTAATTCAGCCAGAACACGGTTACGCACCACCGACCGCAGGGCGTCGGTGTTGATACCGAGGCGCTCGAGGACGTCTTCTTCCAGCGCCGAGTCCCAGCCCCGGATCAGATCGGGAACCGACTCGCGGTCGGCGGACTGCATGAACCGATGCGTTTCGTGCATGGGCACGTCCCGCAGCCGCTCGTAGTCGGCGCGGGTACGCCGACGCTTACCCGCCAGCTCGAGAGCCCTGATCACCATAATCTCGACCACGGCGCTCTGGGCCGAGGCGGTCTGGCCCGCCGGGGCGGGAGGGTTGTCCGCGGTCTGGGGTTCCTGTTGCGGGTTCTGCTCGATGGCAGGCGGCTGCTCGGCGACGGGCGGCGGTGGGGGTGAGGAGATCTCCACCACGCCGTCGAGCGTGTCGAGCAAGGGCAGCAGCGAATTAAGCAGCGTTGGGTCGACGGACACCCGATCCTGCGCCCACTCCTGCCAGCCCTCCAACGTGGTCAGGTCGTAACCGGTATCGCCCAAGCCAAGGAACTCCCGGTAGGCCGCGCCGGTAATCGCACCACGGTCGAAGGCATTGGTCGCCTCGTCGGTGAGATCAGGATCGGCGGTGAGCATGGAGGAGTCATGCCAGACGACGTAGCCGGTCGGGTCGAGACCTTCCAGCTCAAGCACCCGTACCAGCACCTGATCGGTCAGAGCGGAGCAGATGGTCTCGACAGGCGGGATGATGTGAAGCCGAACGTCCTCGTCACCGATCTGCCACGCGCTCCAGTGGTTGCTGTTGGAGCCCAGCCCCAGCAGGCGCTCGGGCGATACATCCAGGCCCATCGCCAGCCGGGCGATGGCATCGTTGCGGGTCTTGATCGCAATGTCGGTAACGCTGTTGTCAAACTTGAGATGCGACACGTTCTTGACCTGCTCGCCGGGAACGGCGGCGAACATAGGGATCAGCGCCGCCATCGAGTCCTCGTCGTCGTAGGCGGTCTGGGCCACCTGGAACAGCAACTCCTGTAGCTGCTTGACGGCGGGGGAGCCGGTGAGCTCCATGTCGATATCACCCATGGCACCGGGCGAGCTCGAGGACGGCAGGGACATCTCCTGCGGGACGAAGACAACGCCGTTACCGATGAGCCGGGACTTGCTGGCATTGCTGATCGTCTTGGTCGTCCGCACTATTTCCTTGAGCGAATCCATGGTGGACCGCACCGGGGAATCAGCTTCGTGAGCCTTGCGGGGCCTCGGATTCCAGACCCGAAACATCGTGTCGACGCCAGGATCAAGCTCGTGGACGCCACCCTCGGGCAAGGCGATCTCGACGACCTGACCTTTGCGTTTGATCTCGTCGCGGGTCAGCACCAGCCACCGCTCACCGAGCTCGGTGATGA